GCGGTCCTTTAATTGCGAAGACACACACATAGTGGTGTGCCTACGTGTACCATATATAATGGCACATATTCCCTTTCCCAATGATTAATGTAAATATTTATAGGTCCTTTAAGCATTGGTGGACAACTGCATAGATTGTGCAGTTGCACCAGCGACATACATACGATCATTTGCAGCTTGAGCCATTAAGACAGGCTTACTTTTAATCTCTTGTTGTGTATTGTATATCTGGGTAGCATCATCGATGACATGTGTAGCAAGATTAACCCCAGCACCAAGTCCTGTGGTAATCAAGCTTTCATGAAATTTCTGAGTGTTTAATTCTTTATTTTGTTCAAAATTTTGAGCAGACATCTGAGTGTCATGCTCAAAACTCGCAACTTGCATCTGTTGTTTTTGTTGTCTATCCAATTGATTCTGTTGCGAGGTAAAATCAAATTGTTTACTTTGCATCTCTTGTTGATGCTCAAAAGTTTGTTCTTGCAACTTCTCCTCTTCTTGACGATTCAAAGCATTTTGCTGGCTAGTGAAGTCCTGCTGATATTGATTTTGTTGAGCTTGCCATTGTTGTTGGTCATGTTGTTCCTGCATAGTATGTTGGAACGCAAAATCATCTGATGAAATACCAGCTTCCTCAAAACCAGCATGGGTTAAAGTACCCATCACATCTCCATTTGATTGGTTCTGTTGTAGTAAATAGATAGGTATCGTGTTCAAAGCCAATTGTTTCATGAATTCGGTCATTTCCCCGCTACGAATATCACTATCACGGAGCTGACCAAGATTAATGTAATTATAATTATTATTTACGTTGCCATAACTAGGTAACTTACTTCCTGTGCTAATGCCTTTCGACTTCATGGGACCTCTAGTGGGAGTTGCACGAGCATCGACTGGATCAGTTTGTGTTGCATTATTAAACACAGGATTATTTTCATACCCCAGTGGCCCTCTCATAATACTTGTTCCTACATCACGCGTCTCAACTGACGCAGCAACAGAGCGTGGCTGTAAAGCAAATTGGTCTAACATGGAATTAATTTCACCTAGTCTGCTGAAGAGAACAGCGTCTGACCCAGCTTCTGCAGCTAAGGCTAATGCAGCATTGGCAATCCTTGATTGATTTAATGAAATTTCAGTATACTGTTTTCTCCTACGATTTATTTGTTCCTGACGTACGTGATCTAGATAAGTTAGAGAACGTGCGACTGTAGCAAAGGTTGTTGTTCCTGCACGAGAAAGCCATGCAGAAGTGTCAGTAGCCACAAAGGAGGAAGCAGTTGTAATTTTAGAATAGTTATTAATGATCAATTTTGAAATGTCTCCAGGATATGTAGCATAATTATTAACATCATTTGGTTTTATAACAAAGATGCCAGGTACCGGTAAATAACGTAATACCATAATAATATCTTTGGAGACAGGATCTACAAGTTGAAATTCTACACATTCATCCACTTTATAATCAGCAGTTAAACGAGCAAAATACTGACGAATATGCTCAGTAGTGAATGAAGTTGGGGCTAACTCAGTTTGGGCGTTTACAGTAGTTGGTAAATCAGTCGTTATAACAAAACTGCGCCAATTAATGGGTAACGTAACTAATCCCGTATTAGAAACAATAGCACCCAGCACAGGAGAATGTGGTATAACTATCCCCGAAGGCACAGCGGTGTTCCGAATACCTGCCATAGCTGCATATTTCAAATCATTCGTAGCCGGGTTTGCAGAGCAGCAAAATACATAAGCTATACCATGATCAGTAATAAAGTGGGTTTGCTGGTCTAATGTGAATGTAAATGAATCTTTTTGATATATGACAAGAGAAGTTGTTATGTTGCGCTTAACTAAAATGTTAACGCCAGACTCAACTATAAATGTAGCTTCTTGGGCTTTAGCTAGCCATGTTGACTCATCATCTGCAACAGTGGTAAAACTACTTGCTTTTGCTATTGTAGCCTCGATTGCTGGTCCAAACTGTGTAATTATAGAAACCATGCGCAGTCTATCACTTCCAAAAATATGTGTTTCAAGCGAACTTGTAACAAGGCGCTTATCAACATCATCTGCAAATTGGCCCCCTACTAGGCATGGTAGAGAAGCTTTTAGATTTAATGGGTACACTAAACCTTCCGGACTTGTAACACTATAGGTTGGCACATATTGTGAGCCATCAGAGTATGAGCCATACGATGTAGTAACCATATCAGGAAATATCTCTGCTAATGTACTACCATTTAGATTGTTCTTAGATGGTCCAAAATCTATCGGAACAGGTACTGGATTGAAGAATTTAAATGGTTCCACTGGCTTACCCATCGCCAGATCGGTTTCACTCGCTAAACGTGATGCAATCCTAATTCTGACAAGTGCACCAGGTTTTAGAGCATTTTGCACAGTCACATGCACTACTCCAGTTAAATATGGAATTTTCCCGGTATCCACAATAGCTTGAAATGTGTTCATGTCTCGATAAAATGTATCTTGCCTAGCATCCTTTAAAATAAACTCTTGTACTGATGCTTGTTGTAATGACATTACTTTATATGCGTACTTTTGGTAATCTTCTGGTGATATTATATCTCCTTCTAAAATCTCAGGGGTCCAACATATTGCAGCTGCGCCGGTAAAGAGCGGATTTCCAATAATTTCTACACGAATACAAATGTCTCCTTTAAATCGGGAATGCAACCTACCATAATTTTTAATATATGTATTAACATAATCGCCAAACGGGTTATATGGTATGCGGAAGAGTACAGCTCCGGGAGGTAAACTTTCACTAACAGTAATTTCACCGGGCACAGTTATGTATTGGTCATACATAATTGCTTTATTATCAAATTTGACACCCCCAAAAGCGCTTAAATCAGCTGGTCCATAAGGATTGAGAACTGTAGTTTCGTTTGCTCCGCCAGTGGTATCTATTACTTGTGCAACAGGTCCAGGAGTCCCTGCTACACTTGTTGCTTGCGGAGCAATTGATGAACCATCAGATGATGGTCTAGGCACAGCTGAACCACCAGCTGTATTGGGCTTTACTTGTGCACCAATTTGAGAATTAGATTTGTTTTGACTGGGTATAATTATTTCAATAGAATCGTCATCTAACGACTCATGAGATTCTTCACTCTCACGCGGTGAAGTTTGCGAATAATTTACTGATGTACTAGCAGAAGTACTGCTAGCAGTCAGTGAGTATGTCCAAGCCGGAGAATAGAACCATTCTTTAAATCTAGATGGAAAACTTTCAATATCATGGTCTCGAAATCCACTAATGGATTTTCCATCGGCATAGAGAGTGACAACTCCTCCATTGTTCGAATCAGTTTCAGTGATTGTATATGTAAGGCTATGCCTGTGCTTGCCTTCATTGTGAAGTAAGGCGTTTGCTGTAGCAACATCGCCACAAGCATTGAAATAGAATTGTTTAAATACGGCTTGCCGTGCATCTGTTTTTGAAGCTCCAGAACCAGTGAATGTAGTTCCTGCAATAACACCAGTGGCAAACCACTCACCGGATGCTTTTCTATCTGTTGATATTTCTGGCATTGGAAACTTTTCCTTATCACGCTGATTAAGGATATTATATTTTCCAATATAATTTTCATTTTCCATTTGGAATTGTGATGAATTATTGTCAAAATTCTTAGCACGATATAAAATTTCGGCCCCCATTTCCGTCATAATGGGACTATTTGCATTAATCCCTTTTACATAGTTCATATAATGGTCTCTTTGAGCTTCATACGGAACTAAGTAGACATCTTTAAAGTCTACGTTGTTTCGTTTCAAAATCTTAATTGATATGTACTTAATTTGCTCATAATATGATCGATCCCAAAAGGTTGACTCAAATACAGCCATGCTACAATTGTCTGCTATGAAATTCTTTTCTTTAAGAGAAAAGAATAACATCTTCTGTATTGATTCTTTCTTCAAAGCAAAGAAATATATTCCTCGCTTTGAGTCATAATTTGCTATCCGTGAACAGAATTGAATTTGATTATCATTTGCATTCTTATCAAATACTACACTAAGACCAAAATCTTGGTATGCTTTTATCATTGCTTCTTGTGTGACATCAAAAACCATGGGATCGTACCACAACATTCCGTCATCGCCAGTTATAATATCACGTGATGACATAATAATGTCATATGTTAAAGATTGAGTTTCTCTAGGCACAGAATGCCATATTTGAACTAGCATATACAAATCTATAATGAACCTAACCTCAGTATTTAACTGAACAGTCAAGTAACAACCTGATGGATTACCACCAATCGTGTCATACATTGCTCCTTCAAATACATGTGTGCAATTGGCTAATGAATCAGCAATAGCCTTATACTTTTTATGGTTATTATCTCCAGTATACAACCAGCCAAAGTATAAAATAGTATCTGTAATCAAACGGCTTGACATGGTTTTATCCATTCGAGTAATGTCAGAACATAGTATTTTCCATCTACGAGGAAATACTCGCATAAGATCTTGATACAACAAATATGGATTAGCATTATACGCTGTATGTGAATAGCGCGATGATTTAACGCATTCATCCACAAATGCACTAAATTGTGAACGCAAAGCTAAATTAACAGCTACGTCCATCATATTAAATGCTCTGACACTACCTTTCTTAACTTTTTCCATCGGTAAAATCTCTACTTTCTTACAATCTTTCACAAATATTTGTACAGGTCTTCCATTCTCCCAAGCTGTATTTATTGTTTCAAAATCACGCTTTACACTAAGGCCAGCTTCATTATCACTAGTATATATTTTGGTAGAGCCATCCTCTTGTTTATACAGTTGGAATGCTCTTCTCTTATCAGTCATATTAAACCTTTTATTTAAATAGAGACCTGCTCCTGTAGCAAGATCAAGTGGATTGTTTGTTGTGCCTGGAATACCATTTATTGCTTTAAATAAGTTGACTGGTTTTAGATTTTCTCTGTCATAAATTGATTCAGCAATCACTTCACGAATTTGTTTTGCTATAGCATAATACTCTTCATTAATATTTTCTTTCAACTGGGGAATAAACTTTTCAAACTGATTAAGCATTGGCTCGGGTTTCCCTTTATTATCAGTAAAAATTGTTTCGGTACAGTCAACAGGCAAGTATCTAGGACTGATACAACTGTACCCAGCTGTCAACGGTACATTATAATCTTCAAGGTAATGACATACTTTAGCATGCTTATATTTGGAAAACCCCTGTAATTTTGCACACCAATGCGTATTTGCAATGTAAGGTTCTTTATTATTTAACGAGGGATATTTTTGAAGCGGTTGGAGATTATCCAGCCATGGAGTATAATCTGGACATTGTACGAACAATTGTTCATGCTTTACATTGGCGATACATCTTTCCACATCACATTCTGGTAACTTAATCTTTGGAATCCCTTTATCTTTGCACATCTGGAAAACTTCTCGAGATAAAGGACTGAACCATGCAGATCCAGTACTAGTGTAACTATTGTGTATTCCTACTATTTTCACTTCATTATTTATAACAGTAAGCAGTGGCAAACCACAATCACCATCAGCGAATATGTGGGATACATCATTGGTTAGGATAAACGCCTGAAAACTAAAGGCTGTTTTAGGAGCAAAGTATGGGTTGTTAGGATCAAAAGCAGCATGTTTCTTATTAACAAAATTTCCATTACCGTTATATACTTCAATCTGGGAAAATGGTCTAACATAATAACATGTGCCAGACCAATCAATTCTTTGTATTGAATGTACTAACTTATCAGTTAACTTTTGTGCAGGTGGAAAGGTCTTGTCAGTAACTTGAATTATAGCAAGGTCAGCATCACGATTCAGTGACACAACCTTAGCAGCATACTCTTTCGAAACGCCATCACCATTAGTATTTATTATGTGCAAGGTTTCACCTACACCTTGCTTAAATATATGACTGACAGTTGCAATATAATTCATTTCCATGGCCATTCCATAACATACACCCATTGAGCCATGTACTTTACACACATTTGCTTGGAGTTTACGGGCAAATTGCCCAATAATGCTTGAATTTCGTTTAATTTCCTGGTTGACAGCAACAGCATTGGCCTTTGGAATGCCACTTATTAATTGAGCTAAATTAGTGACAGTAATCGGTCCTTGTAGTTTAACTATTCTCTCATAAAGCAACTGGGCACTTAGGATATCATTTGATTCTAAATGTTTCTTTAATTCTCTAAACAGAACTGCTGTATCTTTACAATTAGCATGCCTCCAATAATCATACTCTAGGATATCTTCTTTTGTGTATCCTTCACGAGCAGCATATTGCTCCCATGAGAGATTATCAGTATTTTGTAAATACCTTTGCATAGTTTCTCCAATTCTTTCATATTTATCTTCGGAAATGTCAGAATACTGAGAATGATGTGTTTCTTTCCTCCACCATTTTTGCACCTTCAAAAATGACACATATATGAGTACTATACTCATAATAGCTGTGAAAATTTTGCATGCAATAGGGAAGTATGGATGAGTACAAATTTTCCTAAATTCTAATGAATTTTCTTGATCCATCATAGCCATATTACTCTCAGCTTCTTTATAATGGTGATACTTCTCAGGATTATCATAAATGAGTATCTCACATTGCACCAATATATCATCACGTTCACTCTGTGGCAATTCCCCAAATATAGGTTCAGTTTTAATCATGCGGACGTCTGCTTTCTTTAACTTCAAATACGTGGCTACAAGTATTGGAATATTTTTATAAAACAAAATGTTGTTTCTTCCACTAACTAATGGTTGGTTCACAGTTAGGTCTTCCCCCAATTTCCCAACATTGTAACACACACTATCCTTGATTATATAGTGATGATCCGGTTCAACCCGGAGATCTAATTTACAATCTGGATCTGCTCGCCTAAGTGCATAGACTAGGATTTCCAGTATATCAGCATGTGTAGCATTTTTGGGTATACGTGGTACTTCTGGCGAGGAGTTCAATGTCTTGGAGAAAAATTGCTGCCGGTAACGTTCAAGAATAGTACATGTACAAACACTAGGATATGCATTAGATATCAATTTAAAAAGTCCTCTAGCTGAGTTTGCAATACTGATGAAGCTATGTAAATTGATAATATTAAGTGTTACATCACACTCAATATCACATGTAATAGAATCTTTCACTTCAAGTGGTTGTTTCTGAATCCATTGACTGTACAAACAAATTGCTTTTTCCATAAATTCGTTTCTTGTGCACAAGTTACCATCGACACTGAAACTCCCATCGCTTCCAACTATTGCTAACATACCATTATTCTCATATGCGCCTTCATAATGTACGACTCCAGTACCTAACAGACGGTCAATAACTGATTGTCCAACGGGATATAAGTAACACTCTGACATAATACCTATTCTACGGAGCAGTCCTTGTAAACACAACAATTTAGAGGTTTGTGGTAAATTAACTATGGAATAATAACCTGGTGCACTTAAATACAATTTCCTTATAGTCTTAAATGGTGACAGCACATCTCTCCACTCAAATGAGTTGGAAAAATTGAGTAGAGACTTCATACTTACACAGGAAAACTTCTCTTTTGAAATTTTTAGATTCCCTGTGAGTATGACAATGCTAACTGGTGGTAATGCATCAATAAAATTTACCCATTCATATCCACCCTCATGCAAATCAAAATCATTAACTACTACAATAACAGGATCCCTAAATGTTGTAGTTAATGAAATGTCTTTAAAATTAACAATGGGTAACTTAAATGTACTGTGTAGTCTATTTGACAATTGAATTGCAAAAGTTGACTTTCCACGACACGCCTGTCCATGGATTGAATAAACTACAACATTAGACTGACTAGCTATGGAATATTTAGCATTACAATGGTGTTGTGTAAGTGACACTAATTTAGCATTCGCTTGCACAATTAGAGCATCTACCTTCTCCACATCTTCAGGTAACAAAGTTGAATTTATTTTCAATTGTTCTAAAAACGTCTTCTCATTCATCAACACTTGCTTCGCTAATGAGTTAATCACTTCAGATAAAGACACATCTGTTTTAATGGCCTTATCAATGGCTGATTGTGGCGTATTTTCTCTCATATCATATTTTACAGATTTAAATCTAAGATGGTCAAAAGTAGGAGATCGGTGCGTCTGGGCATCACGCCCAAGCTCATGATTATATTGTGGATCAGCAACTTCAAATGAATGTAAGCGTGATAACAATGCCAAATTTGCTTGAAAATTCAAAGTATTATTAAAAACATAATTTCCAAGATTTGCTGTAAGAGCCAACAACTTAATTTTACATGCTTGATGTTTGTCTTCAAGTGAAGCACCTTCTAAATTGCACGGATCACCTGAAATAATTTTATTCGCACTAGATATAAAAGTAGTGCCCATAGGTGGTATTTCTGCATTAAATTCATTATAAATGGCAAAATCCTGGCCTAAGTAACGTTGGAAGAACATACCATGTACTCCCATATCAACATTATATACATCACTTCTATAATTTGTAATTTGCGCAACCTTATTCATAATATAAAGTGCACATTCAGATTTACCAATCCCTTGTTTGCCATGTAAAGCAAAAGCAACGGTGGTTTGTCTACGTGAGCATTTCACAAGGTCATCCACTGCTGCTTTTGTTTTATTCAGTTCTATAAGGTTCTTTGCACAAGTATTCCGGATGACAGCTAACTCTTTGTTATTAGGTGTGCTAGTAGCTATCAATTTTGTAGTTTCTTTAATGATCTGTTCTAACTCTACAAGATAGTGTGGTGTCATAATATACTCTACTGGCTTATAGTTCAAATGCTCCAGTTGTTGCTGCAGCAATTTTCCATATATAGCATTAACACCATTCGAAGCTATTAGATTAGTAAATCCCATTGAACATAACGTGGTTTCAAGCAACTCCTTCACATCATGCACCAAAGATAGTTCTTCACGTCTTAAGGCTAAATTATTTTTAATGTCTTTAAAATTCAATTTAAAACCCAAACTCATAAATCCAACAACGGCTAAGCCAAATATATGGCTAAACCAATTCACCCAATCTGGATTAATTGATGAATTAGCCGTGTGAACTTCCTCACGGTTGTCTAAGTGAAATGTGTTTCCTATCATATCAACCCCAACATTTAATAACTGTTCTACATTTGCAATATTAACTTTAATATTCATTTCTAAAGTGGAAAACCACATCGTCAACCAATTAAATAATGAAATCACATTAGCAACAATGGGTATAGTTTTTGTTACAATTGAAATTTTATCGCCACGTGCTAGTATATACAAACCAGCACAAATAGCAATAATGTTAGCTGAAACACCACAAGCTATTGTGATGGGCAGTTTAATTGCCCGCTGCAACACACTAGCCATTTGGTGTTCAATAAAGGAAATAATAGATGTGCTCTGTGGGGTTGTAGGGTCTATGTTTTCTGAATTTAATGTATTTGATGTTTGTAATAAAGCATTTGAATGAAATGCCTCAACATGACCAGGAGCTATCCGGCTTCCTTTAAAAGGTGCACCAAGTACACCGGTAGCTCCTGACCTTCTACAACTACTTTGTTTTTGATTATTATGTGTTAGCTGGCTTCCTTTAAAAGGTAAGTCAAACTCACCAGCAACACATAATTTATGTAATTTATGACACTTTTTAAAAGTGTCAATAAATTGTTTGCTATAATTACTATTTAATCTAAAAGTATGTCTAAATACTCTAGATTCATATTTATGAGAATAATTCTTATTAATACTATTTCTTAACAATAAATATCGTTCAGTAACTGAACAATAATCTAAACTAAATCCAAACGTGTCATCAAAAGACATGCCGGGTCTAATATTGTTACTATAGCTTTTAAAGCTATAGGCATATTTGTGCGGATTAAATCCGCGGTTTTTGTTGTGGATCTTCTTAGAAGAATCCATTGAATATAACATTGAC